TCACGACTGCGGATAGTGCGATAATATGTGCTGGTGATGACATGCTAATTGGCTTCAAGGTTGCGACGACTGAGACACAAGCCAAGAAGTTTGTTGAACATCAGCGCATTACGTTTGGTTGGGTGACTAAACTCTATCGCACTAAGCACCTTGCTGATGTTGACTTCTTGTCTTGTCGTGTGGTACCGTGCACGATCAAAGGTGAGCACGCGCTCACCTTGGTTCCCACACTAGGCAAGACGTTGACAAAGGCTTTCTACTCCTCGTCTGAGCGTGCACTCCAAGACCCAGTGCGCTTTGCGAAGACGCTGTGTCTTGGGTTGAAGCACTTGTATGCTCCTGACCCATACGTCAGCTCATTCCTGGAGTACCGTCTGTCACAACTTGGCCATGTCCAGGAGTTTGCGGTTAACGCAAGTTTCTGGGATGCTTTAGGTATGCTGTACCTATTGCAGGCTGGTCAGCACGATGAACTTGTGCTCCCAAGTCCGTTGTACGATGAGTGGGCCAAGGTAAGGTATGGACCAGGGATTATTGACCAGTTGAAACTCATGGTGCGAGAATCAATGGTCAATAAAAGCCTGGTTTACCCGATGTACTGGATGACAGATGAGGTTGTAAAGCGTGATTTGGATGGCCGTAAGACGCTACCACCCTTTCGTCAGAAGGAACCAATCGAGATGAAAGGGCCTGACGGCACTCGGATCACTTACAACCTGACCCCATTTAACCTTTTTCACAATGCGGCTGCCGCCATACTCCCGCGTCGCACTGTGCGTTACCTTCAGGGCACATGTTTGTGGAGAACTTTGTTCAAAGCTAGCATGTTTCTTGAGGATGTGGCTGATGCATGGTGCGGGTTGGGCGGCATGATTGGTAAGGTGGACAGGTTCTTAGTCGAGGTTGTGAAACCTGGGTGTGGATCTTTGCATGAATCGTTCCACCGACTAGAACTGCCTTATCGGTTGAGAGTCAAACTTCATCGCGCCCTGAACTGCGGGTGGG